AACTAATACACCATTAGATCCAACACCGACTAATACCCCTACGAGTACTCCAACAAGCACTCCAACTAATACACCATTAGATCCAACACCGACTAATACCCCTACGAGTACTCCAACAAGCACTCCTACACAAACTCCAACAAATACTCCAACTAATACACCTACTAATACACCATTAGATCCAACACCAACAAGTACTCCAACTAATACTCCAACTAATACTCCATTAGATCCAACCCCTACTAATACTCCAACAAGTACTCCTACTAATACACCATTAGATCCAACCCCTACTAATACACCAACAAGTACCCCAACTAATACACCATTAGATCCAACACCAACAAGTACTCCAACTAATACTCCAACTAATACTCCATTAGATCCAACCCCTACTAATACACCAACAAGTACTCCTACTAATACACCATTAGATCCAACCCCTACTAATACACCAACAAGTACTCCTACTAATACTCCTACTAATACTCCTACTAATACACCAACAAGTACCCCAACTAATACACCATTAGATCCAACACCAACAAGTACTCCTACTAATACTCCTACTAATACTCCTACTAATACCCCAACTGCAATATGTAACTGTATTACAGTAGATGTACTGAATTCTCAATTACAAAGTGGTGGTTTAGATTTATACTACATAGTAAATAATTGCGGTGGAGGTGCACGTGATGTAAACTTAAATGCTACTTTTGGAACTGAAAGTGGAACTTCTACATACTTTGGAATATGTAGTTCAGATACATTAAGTAATTTATTTAAGTACGGACCAAGTGGATCACCATTTGTAGGAATAGAAGGAATGAATATTAATCCAAATAGTAATGTTTGTACAGTTGATGGAGATTGTTCCCCACAAGTACCTACACCAACTGCTACTCCTACCAGCACACCAACATCAACACCAACTGCTACTCCTACTAATACACCGACCGCAACACCTACTAATACTCCATTAGATCCAACACCAACAAGTACTCCGACTAATACACCAACCAGTACACCATCGTGTGCTGAGTATACAATAGATAACTACGACCTTGTTCAAGCAACAACATTTGAATATACGGCATGTGACGAAGAAGGTACAACTCAACAGTTAGTAGTTCAGGCAGATAGTAGTACACCTAACTTCTGTGCTATTCCTGGAACAGTGGTAAGAATATCGGGTGGGAATAGCTATGCAATTAACTACGAAGGAGGTTGTACAGCTCTACCTACACCAACTGCTACTCCTACTAATACACCAACCGCAACACCAACTAGTACACCTACTGCAGTTCCAATTGTAAGTTTAGGATTCGGTAATTCTTTCAACGGAGCATGTGATGACTTTGTAAGTTCTCCTTCTAATTTCTATACTAATACCGATGGATGGACTACTGCTACAATCATATATACAAACTCCTCTAAAACAGTAAAAGCATCAGCAGGATACTACTCAGATGGAGAAACGTATAAATACTTTGACGGTAATGTAGTTACTGTAACTGGAGATTGCGGGGCTTACGGTAGCACCCCAACCTACCCTCCAGGGGTTTTATGGGAACTTTTCTGCCCTTCAGGGTATACATGTAATTATAACTTTACTAGACTAGACGGTACTGTATGTTCTGGTACAAGCATTGAAGATACAAATTATATTTATTGTGTAAAAAGCGGTACTACACCTAATACAAGCGCTGGTGTATGGACAGAAGTTGATGAACCAAACGCATGTACAGATAATTCTTGTTTAGAAGCACCATGATAGAACAATTAAAAGAAATAGATCAAGTAACTTCCGGTGAGGTAGTGATTGTTGGAGGATATGCTAAATGGTTAAACGGATATACTGATCAGCCATCTAAGATTTGGGTAGATATAGTAATACCGCCTGGACAAAAAGAAAATATTAAAACATTAGGTAAGTATATTGAATATAGTAATTCTATTTTTCCACCTACTTCTCTACCTACTACTGAACAGTTTATAGTAAAATCTAATAATTACATTTTAGATGTATTCGTTCAAGATATAAGTATAGTGGAGTATACTGAAATTCAAGGATTAAAAGTTATAACACCACAACAGGATGTAGATTACCATACTCAATTAGCTGAATCTTTACCTAACGAAAGCACACAGAGTAAATTAAATAGTTTAAAAGCACTTTATTCTCTGTAAGTATAGATTAGTAGGAATATACCTACTCTAAATAACAGAACATATGTGGACATATAAAACATTGCCGGTAGTAGATATCGAACATATGCCCGAAGGAACGTACGGTTTTATTTACGAAGTAAAACATATACCAACGGGTAAAAAATATATAGGTAAAAAAGTCTTATATTTTGAAAGAAATAAGAAATTAGGTAAGAGGGAACTAGAAGAATTAAAAGCTGAAAGAAAAGCAGCTGGGATTGGAGGAAGAGTGCCTCTAAAGAAAAAAGTTATTACAGAAAGTGATTGGAAAACATACTATGGCTCTCAAATAGAAATAAAAGAACTAGTACAGAAAGGTTCACCAACAGATTTCCAGAGAACAATCCTTCAATATGTATCTTCTAAGAAGCTTTTAACGTACTATGAAACTAAATACCTATTTATTAAAGAAGTATTAGAAGATACTAATGACTATCTAAATGATAATGTTTTAGGTAAATTCTATAGAAAAGATTTTAAAAATGATTAAACTAAAAGAAGTAATAGGGTATCCATCTCTACAGTACCATTTAGACAACAGACTCTCTTTACATGAACATGTCTACCGTTATTCTAGTGAAGCTTTTATTAACTTATTTAAAGAAGCAAGAGAAGCGTATAGTGACGGGGAAATCGAATTATCGGAAGAAGATAAAGAGTTAATAGAGACTACCGATATTGGAGAACACGGAGACTATAATGGTATGAAAGTGCCATTAGATTTACCTATGATCTCACCTTCTTATAATCCTCTTTTTGAAGTTGGATGTATGATAGATGAAATGGTAGAAAATTTAGACTTAATCGACGAAGCAGCATCTGTAGAAGAAATGATTGATTTCGACTACGTAAAAGAATTAGTAGAGTCTATTGGCGCTAACATTAATATGGATAAGTTTAGAAAAGCTATTAAACTACAAAACGAAACTTTTGATTATAATGGATTTGAAATACTAAAAGCATCAGTAGATTATATACCAGAAGCTGAATATAAAGGTAAGAAAGTAAAACTTAACAAACCTAAAAGAGGCGGTTCTAAAAAGTTTTATGTATATGTTAAAAACCCTAAGACAGGTAACGTGAAGAAAGTATCATTTGGAGATACTGGACTTTCTGTTAAGTTTAAACAAAAAGGGGCTAGAGCGTCTTTTGCCGCACGTCATAAATGTGCTCAAAAAAAGGATAAAACCAAACCAGGATACTGGTCATGTAATATCGGTAGATATTGGAAAAGTTTAGGCGGTAGTTCTAATTTCTCAGGATACTGGTAGGAATGGCAACTCAATATATAAATACAAGCACTGGTTCTAGATACCATTATAGTTCACCATTTACTGTATCTGGTGGAACTAATAGACTGTTAAATTACTTTTCTGTAAAACAGTTATATTACTCTAACCATGAGGTTGGTAGTGATGTATTAAATACAAGTAGTAGTTTTGATAACTATATAGAATCATCGTTAAGTGTCTCAGGTTCTAGAAAATTAGATAGTAACGGTAGTGGAATAGTATTTTCTATACCAAGAAATTTATATGGACAAAATTTAGAACCTAATTCTATAAAGATTAGTTCTACTTCTACACCATACTGGAATGGTGGTACTATTACCGACGACGGTGAAGGAAATTTAAAATTTGGTAACGACCATGTTGGTAATGTAATTTACAGTCATGGACAGCTAATCATTACAGACTATCCATATAGTTTTCATTTTAGTCATAGTCAAGATCCTGATATAGGATTCAAGTCTAATTTACCGATATACACACATACCTATAATATTAAAGTATCTGATTATGAATTTAACCATACTTTGAATTCTACTGGACAAAAGAATTCTACCGTTAATGAATACTCAGGTAGTAGGTACGTTGTTCCTTCTGGTCAATATACAGATAATATAACAGGCTCTGCTTTTCAACCTTATATAACAACAGTCGGTCTATATAATGACTCAGATGAATTAATAGCAGTAGGTAAACTAGCACAACCGCTCCCTAAACCTGCTGATACTGAATTAACAATCCAAGTTAAATTAGATGTCTAAACCGTATATAGAAAATAAAAACATAAGATTATTTTCAGAAAATACTGAAGACTTTGAACTTGTATGGCATAGAGATAAAGAAGATAGAATTATAGAACCTATTCACGATTCTAATTGGAAATTTCAATTAGATAATAATATACCTAAAAAGATAAGTAAAACGTTTGTTCCTAAAGAGACTTATCATAGATTAATAAAAGGGACTGGTGACCTAAAGTTAAAAGTAACAAAATTATGAAATTAAAAGATATTATTCTACAGGAAAATGTTGTTGCAAAAGCGATTAATAACGCTATCGAACAAATAGACCCGGACATGAACTATAGAGACTTTGCTGCAGGAGTAGCAGAAGTTTTAAAAAATGAGTACGGCTCTCATAATTTTAAACCTTTTATGAAAGAATTACATTCTCATTTAGGTTTACAAGAAAGCTTAGATGGTATTTCTAATGTTAAAGAATTAGAAGGTAATTTTCAAAAAGAACTAGATCAGAAATTTGGAAAGTATAACCCTAGTATTTCAATGGGGGAGTATAGTAAAGATAGAGAAGAAGGAGATCCTCTAAAAGGAAAAGGATTTGGTAAACTATCTTTTATAGTTAGACAAGACCTTCCTGATGAAGATTTTGACGCAGCTAAAAAATGGGTAGAAGGAAAAGGATACAAAGTAACCGATGCGTCCAATTGGGCTGAAGATGACGATGATAGAAGATATTACCCTGGAATTAAATTCGAATTAGACTTATAAATGAAACTATCAAGAATACTTCTATCCGAAATATTACAATCTACCCCAGGGTTTGATAGGGAGATTGACAAGATTGTAGACCAAGGAGGTAAACATTTAGGAGCAGGGGATTATGGTTCAGCTTACCTTTTAGGAGGAAAAGCAGTTAAAGTTACTACAGACGAAGTAGAATTAGAACATGCCGAAATTCTTAAGGGTAAAAAAACAAATAACTTTGTCTACATATACGATGTAAAAATCTTAGAACCTAAACTTGGAATCATTGAGATGGAAGTTTTAGGTGAATTCAAAGGAGATATTCCTGAAGAATTTGTAGAGGCTACTAAAGCCGAAGCCGAAAGATTCGGTATAGACCCGGACGAATTAGACTTCATAGGTGATAATATAATGATTCACCCAAAGTCCGGTAAGTTAAAAATGATTGACGTATAAAGTTGCTATAACAACTTATAGTTCGTATATTGTATTAATATAGTTACGGATATAATTATGGACTACGCTTTCCTTTTAGGATCGATAGAAAACTTACTTGGTAAAAGTCATAAAAGAGCAAGAGAGAATCATGCTTTTCACTGTCCTTTTTGCAACCACCGTAAGCCTAAGCTAGAGATCAATATGCATACTAACGAAGAAGGTAAAAACTTCTGGGAATGTTGGGTATGTCAAACTCGAGGAACTACTATCCGTTCACTCCTCAAACAGTTAAATACTCCTAGAGACCAAGCTGCTGAAATATTAAAGTACCTACCTAAAGGTACTTATATAGAATACAAAGGACTCAAAGCTGTAGAACTACCTAAGGAGTTTCAACCACTATACGGGGCATCAACAACCTCAGTCATAGCTAATAAAGTAAGAAAGTACTTATATGAACGAGGACTTACCGACAATGATTTTATTAAATATGGTATTGGATACTGTACAGACGGAGAATTTGGAGGAAGAATTATTATTCCAAGTTATTCTGGATCCGGTCAACTCAATTATTATGTTGGAAGAAGCCATGATGGAAACTATTTTAAGTATAAAAACCCAGAAGCTTCCAAAGACATAATATTTTTTGAGAACCTAATTAACTGGTCACAACCTATCATTTTATGTGAAGGAGCTTTTGATGCTATGGCAATTAGAAGAAATGCTATTCCAATTTTAGGTAAAGCAATATCAGAATCACTTTACAAGAAAATTATAACTAGTACACTACAAGACGTATATATAGCATTAGATTTAGATGCTAAAACAACTGCTTTAAGAATAGCAGAACAATTATTAAACCAAGGTAAGAGGGTATTTCTAATAGATCTTCAAACTAAAGACCCATCTGATATGGGTTTTGAAGCTTTTACTAAATTGGTACAAACAGCAGAAGAGTTAGACTTAAGTAGTTTAATGATGCATAAATTAGACCTATGATAAGACAAGGTACAAACATTTTAAAAGAGAATGCTAAAGAAAGATTAGATTATAATCCTGATCTTAAACAAATTAACTTCTTAGACCGAAGAGTCTATAAGAGAGGCGAAGGAGTATACTATCCATCCGTAACTACTATACTTCAGTATATGCCCAAGAATAAGTTTTTCGACAACTGGTTGAAAGATGTTGGGCATAACGCCGATCTTATTATGAGAAAAGCAGGTAAAGAAGGAACCCAAGTTCATGAAGCAGCGGAAAAACTTGTACTAGGTGAAGAAGTAACATGGATGGATGATTACGGTAACGCTAAATACTCTCAAATAGTATGGGAAATGATTTTAAAATTTGCTGATTTTTGGAAAACACATAAACCTAAGCTGATATCCTCAGAGCAATTTATATGGTCTGATGAACACAAATATGCAGGTACAGCAGATCTTGTATGTGAGATGGATGGAGAAGTTTGGTTACTTGATTTAAAGACATCTAATTCACTTCATAGAGCATATGATTTACAGTTAGCTGCATATGCTAAAGGCATGGAAGAAGTAAGAGGTCAGAAAATAGATAGAACAGGAATCATTTGGTTAAAAGCTTCCTCTAGAGGTCCTTCCAAACAAAAAGGAGTATACCAAGGTAAAGGTTGGAAGATAAAAGTTGTAGATGAGATAGAAAAAAACTTCGATTTATTTCAAACAATATACAAATTATATAAGTTAGATAACCCTACAACAGAGCCTATCTACCAGTCATACCCTACTACTATAAAAATTTAACTATTTATAGTAAAACAATATGGGAAGATTTAGTATTCTAAGTATAATGTTCTTATTATTAGTTAGCTGTAGCTCGTTACAGTTTCAAGTAACTACATTGAACCATGTATCAAATAGAGCTAAATTTACAGGTTTTACAGAGCCTAAAGTTCTGAGTACAGATTTATTTAGTATAAACGCACCCCTATATAGTTTTGGGGGATTCGGTTCTAACTATATGTTCGATTGGAGACATTACGAACTGATGCAATTTCAATTCAACACCTGGAATTTATATGGATGGAATAATAATAATTTTAGAATCTGGGGTTGGGATACATATTGGAGATACCCAGGTAACGTTTGGGTATATGATAACTGGAGGTATAATATTCCTCCTCGGACTGTTCGCCCGATTGTTAGACCAAAAGTTCAACCAAGACCAAGAGTACCAAGACTTAGAGAGCCTAGACCAAGAACAAGAGTAACTGATCTAGACAGAGATGTTAGAAGGTTAAGAACAAGAGGAATAAATGTAAATGTTATAGAAAACGTTGAGAAAGAAAGAAAAGTAAATAATATATTAACAAATGATCAAATTAACAGACTTAATCTTAGAAGCCAGGAACCGACCCAAAGCCGTGATAATGGCAGGAGGAGCGGGATCAGGCAAGTCATACCTACTCAACCAGTTAGATCTAGGAGGACTAATAGAGTTCAACCCAGACAAGTACGTAGAAGATCCGGACCACCCGTATTACGGAAAACTAGGACCAGCGTCAACTCAAGTTAACAAAGACGTAAATCAAGCAGTAGAAGACAAAACTAGCTTTGTTTGGGATACAACAGCTTCTGGAGTTCAGTTTAATAAGACTTTCGATAAACTAAGACAAGCTGGATACGATCTTTATATGGTTATGGTTTATACCCATCCAATGATTTCTTATATATCAAACTTCTCTAGGAAGAGAAATATACCAGCTCCAGCTGTATTTTCTACTTGGAGAAACGTATATCAGCAGATAGCTGATTATAATAAAAAGCTTGGTGGTAATATGTCTATCTTTATTAATGACAGGGGAGGTGAATATAAAGAAGAAGTACAAGCATTCGATATAGCAGCAAAGAGTGGTATACAGGGTATAAAAGACTACCTTGAAAAGTATAATGAAAAACACGGTATTGGCGGTTCATCTTTTTTTAAACCAGTTGAAATGTCTCAACAAGAAGAAGAAGAGTTTAACAGAGCAGCTTCAGATGTAGATTGGGATAAAGACAACAGGAGTGAAGATAAGGCTATAAAAAATGCGTTTTTAAAAGCATATCAAAAGAATGGTGTAGGACCTGGAGATGATAAATTAAGAGACGCTGTCAAAAAGTATAGAGATTCTAAAGCTAAGAGAGATAAAGATCATGGAGACGTATTAGAAAACATAGCTGAAATGTTATTTTCTCCTACTTTCCAAGAACTTCTAGAACATTCAACACCAGCAGAAATTGATTCTGCAGTTCAAAACTTTCTTGCATGATAGCATTATATCCAGGAGCATACAAACCACCACATAGAGGACACTTTGAAGTAGTTAAAGGGTTATTAAACGGTGACCATAAAGGAAAACCGTATAATATAGATAATTACCTTGATGCAGGTGCTTCTGTACTAGCAGGAGAAGAAGGTAAGGTAGAACCTATTAATAAGGTAGTAGTGTTTATAGGAGGAGGAGTTAGAAATGGTTTAACAGCAGAAGAATCTAAAGCTATTTGGCAAATATATGCTAAATATTTAGGTAATGTAGAAATTATAGCAGCTAGAAAGAACCCTATGTTTGAAGCCAAAGACTATGCTAAAGCACATCCAACTGAAAATTTTTACGCGGTAGCAGGAATTAGATCAGAAGAAGACTTTAAAGACCTGAAGAGAGTTACAACTTTTAAAAACAGAGAAAACGTTGAAGGATTAATCATCCCAGCAGCAGAAGGTTCTAATGTAAGAGCTACAGACTTTAGAAACTCTATTCTTTCAGGTAATTTAGACAGGATTATTGATTTCTTCCCTAGAGAATTAAAAAGAGAAGAGATCTTAAAAATTGTAAATATGTTAAAAAAGAGTATTGTCGCTGAAATGATGGGCGAAGATTTAGATAGTTTTTTAGATAACTGGTTAACAGAAGATAAAAAAACTAACGAAGGTTCTTCAGGTACTCCTATTGCACCAAAGAGTGTTATTAGATCAGAAGATAGGCAAAAATTAGAATACCTTTACAACTACCTTAAAAATCTAATACCACCAAGTACATATATTAGCTTCCAGCAAGACCGTATTACAGTTAGTTTAAAACCAACTAATCCCTACGATGATAAAGTAGTATACGAGGGTGTAGATACTAATAAATTAACTAATTACATAGGTTCAATTTTAGAGTATATGATTGAGCAAAAAATGAACATAATGCCCCTACCTGAAGTTAAAATAAAAAGAGATGTAGTTAATGCAGCTGATTTTTTTGGTAAAACTGCATACTATGATCCTAATGTAAAAGAAGTCGTTCTATATGTAGAAGGTAGACATATGAAAGATGTATGTAGATCATTCGTACACGAAATGATTCATCATATACAAAATATAGAAGGAAGGCTAGGTACAATTAATACTAGCGATACTAATGAAGATAGTAATTTATTAGAAATAGAAAAAGAAGCTTACCTAAAAGGTAACATTACTTTTAGAAATTGGGAAGATAAAATTAAAAACGAAAAATAGGTTATATGAAATCAATTAAAGAATTAATAGGAGAAGGGTACCCATTACCAGAACAAAAAGAAAAACCACCATATAAACTCTACTGCGATATGGATGGAGTGTTAACCGATTTTGAAGAGAGGTTTGAACATTTCTCTGGTATGAAACCTAAAGAGTATGAAAACAAATACGGCACACCAGCTTTCTGGGAATTAATAGACGTTAAAGTCGGAGTTAAGTTCTGGGCAGGTATGAAGTTTATGCCGCAAGGTAAACAACTATGGGACTTTATTAAACCTTATCAACCGGATTTATTAACCTCTCCTTCTAGAGATAACAACTCTAGATTAGGTAAAAATATATGGGTTAAAAATCACTTAGAACCTAAACCAAAAACAATATTTGCATACTCAGCAGATAAGCAAAGATATGCTAATGAAAACTCTATCTTAATAGACGATAAAAAATCTAATATAGACCAATGGGCTTCTAAAGGAGGAATTGCTATTAGATGTAAAGATGGAGATACTAATCACGTTATACAGAAATTAAAAGAGCTCGGATATGAGTAACGAATCGTTATTAAAAAAAGAATTTAAACATTCAGATGTACAAAGAGTTAGAAATATAGTCAATAAAGACTTTACAGCTTCTACTAAATTACAGACAGGTTATCAAAAATCTCAAAAGAGATATAAAGAAGGTGATATTTGGGAAGAATCAGGTAAGAAGTGGACTATAAAAAATGGTCTCAAACAAAATATAACCAAACTCGATTCAGCTAAAAAAGCAGTTAGAGTTCCTTTAACCTGTCCCAATTGTGGAGGACCGATGAAACATTGGTTAGCTAAAAAAATGTATAAGATACATGGTTTCTGTTTTGACCCATGTACTGTAAATATGGAGGCAGGTTTAAAAAGAGCCGGGTTGTATGAACAGTATGAAAAAAGAATGATGTCAGGTAACATCAAAGCTTTTTCTAAAGATATAGAAGATTGGGTATCTGATGTTACGTTAAATTCCAATAAGTCCTTTGTAACTGAAGATGGTACAATTGAAGACTGGAAGTCTAATAATAATAAAGATAAAGAACTTATGAGCGACCTTAAAACGTATTTAAAGCACTTAAGGGAACATTTTTAATACTCTATTTATAGGATATACACTTAATTAACGTATACCTAATGACTCAACGAGAAGTATTACAATCCGTTTTAAATGAACTTAAGCATATTAAAACACATATGCCTAACGGAGAAATGAAAATTATAGTTTCAGATATGAAGGACCTTAAAGAAGATCTCTCAGAAATGAAATATATGATGCTTAATCCCGAGGATGGTGTAGTAGTTAAAACTAATCAGAATACTGCTTTCAGAACAAAAATGGAAGATAATGAAAAGGAGTTTATTTCTAAAATGAATGAACTCGAAGATATAAAAAGGTGGAAAGCTAGTGTTACTAAAGCTCTTTGGATTATTTTTGGTTCACTTACAGCTATAGTAATTCGTATATTAATGATGCACGCAGATAAAGTATAGTAATATGAAAAACCTAGCACAAGCACTTAAAGAATTAAAAGAAGAAAAACCAGGACTTTGGGCTAATATTAGAGCTAAGAGAGCTAGAGGTGAGAAACCTGCTCATAAAAACTCTAATGCACATAAAAATGCAGTAAAAGCCGGTAAGAAGATTAATAAAGGTAAGTAATGACAAAGTTAACTCTAGCACAACTTATAGGAGAACTTCTTGCTGCCGAAAACTTTAAAGACGGTAAAGTAAAAGGAAAATCTAGACCCGGCAGAGTTAAAAAATCAGGAGCCTCCTGTAAAGGTTCTGTCTCTTCACTAAGAGCTAAGGCTAAGAAGTATGGCGGTGAGAAAGGAAAAATGTACCATTGGTGTGCTAATATGAAGAGTGGAAGAAAAAAATGATATTAACAGATAGTAAATTACACGAGCAGGCATACTATTTAGACCCAACCGATGAAATTGAGGTATTAAAAGATCCAATGTGTGTAGATTTATTTGATCAAAACGGTTACCACCTAACTAAAGCTGAACAAGCTTTCCTATCTAATAATGGATTCCGTCCTATAGAAAGAAGACATGAAGACTGTATGAGATATGACTGGCTTGTATGGGATAAAAGAGACGGAGCACATATTAATCACTCAGATTTATTTGAACGTAAAGGATTCAAATCTGTTGCATTAGAACAACTGCAGTATGTTGCTAAAGAGCATAACCCCATGTTATATAAGTTAGTTAAAATGAAACCTAAGTGGGGTATAGACATATCTATTGATTATGTATCAGAAGATAAAGTATTTGAAGTTTTTCACTATGAATGGGATTCTTTTGAATATGAAGCTTTAATGGAGAAAAAGTTGGAAATTGAAGACTTAGTTCTTAAATTGGACTGGGATGAAGTAGCGTTAGATTTATGGAAACAGAAAGATAAGTGGTATGACCTAGATTTTTTTGAACAAACTAAATGGAGAACAGATTACTTTGGACTATCTCCTGAAAAGTTTAAAAACGTTATTTGGGAGAGCTAATCTATTTATATACGTATATATTTTTTATAATTATGACATACTCAGAAATTAAAACAAGGTTAGATAAAGTTGAATCTATGATTCAAAAAATCAACAAACCTCAATTTCAAAATAATTCAAACTTTAACAAAGAAGAATCTTTAAAAAAGTTAGAAGTAGTTAAAGAGAATTTAACTAAGAAAATGCAGATTTTAGTAGAAGAAGAAGGTAGAGTGATCACTAACGACCCTGATCAAGCAGAAAAATTAGCTAAGAAAGGTATTAACGTTAACCTTAAAACAGAGCAGGAGGGTGTAGAGTATTCAAGAGAAGAGACTATGGCTGTTGCTAAACAGGTAGGAAAAGCAGTAGCTAAAGCCCTTAATAATGTAGGTGATGAAGTAGGAAGTATGAAGGCAAAGAATATTGAACCAAACTCTTTTGAGATATATGTTCAATATAAAAACGATTCGGATGATGAATTTTCTTTTTTCATTTCTAATGATTCTTTACATTTAGTGGATTTTTCTTTTAAGAAAAAATTAGTAGACGTAGGGGTAAAACCATCAGGAGAGGTAATTGTATATGTAGAAGTTTTAGCTAATGAATTAACCAAGCACTTTAAATCTAAGATGAACGAAGAACCTAACCACGGTGAAAACTATACTATATATTTAGATATGTTTAAAAAGCTTAAACGTAAACTACCTTCACACCACCCGAAATATAAAGAACTTTTAGCTAAAGTTAAAAAGGCTATGGATCAAAGAGGTATTGATAGTTCAATGATAGAAGGAATGTCTGATGATGAATTCGCTGATGCACAACAAAACCAAAGATTAGAAGATCATCCTGAAAAGGATATGATCAAAAAGATACAAGCTCTTATCGCTAAAGAGAAAAAGTTGAAAGAAGGAGAAGGAGCTAGCAAAGAGGAAGAAGCTACATTTCATAAAAAATTAGATACTTTAGTTCATAAGACTTTCGGTAAAAGACCAGAAGAAGAACATATGAATGAAGGACCGTATCAAACCACTTACATTAAAGTATCATCTGAGGACTATAAAAAAGCTATCTCTATTATTGATCAGAATATAGATCCAACTTATGTCACTACTGATATAGTAGATGACGATGGAGCCGGTAATGTAATCATATACTTTAACTTCAGAGAAAGAGAAGAAGGAGACTTTGATGAGAACCCAGAAGAGTTTATTTACGACCTATCTATGGACTTAGAAGCACAAGATGTTACAGTTGTTGATAGAAGTCACGATTTAGACGAAGCTACTGATCTTAACGACCCAGTCCTTATTAAGACGAGAGTTGCTAAAAAAAGACACTCAGACTTTAAAAAATTAGATGCTTATAGTAAATCCCCTGAAGGTAAAGCTACTGTAAGAGCACAAGCTAGTGCAGAAAGAAAAGAACAGAAAGCTAGAGAGATAGTTCGTAAATTAAAGATCAAGAGAGCTCAAGTAGAAAGAGAGATGGAGAATGATCCAGAAATCGAACCTCAAGGTGGCCCAGTATCAGATATGTACGGAGATCAATTAAATAAAATTGATAATGCTATCGAAAAAGCAGCATCTGTATACAATAAAAATATGTCTTATGATCAAGCAGTCGGTAAAGTTAATGAATTTGTAGGGTCCGCTTGGGAAAAAAGAAATGGAATTCTTTATGATAAACTTGTTAAAGGTTCTGGAAAATCAGATACTGTAGAAGGAGAAATTTTGAGAGCAGTAAATAGAATTATATATAGATGGGGTAATGATGGAGATTAC